TAATCTGTACTTGTGAATGTTAAAGGAAATACTGCTTGATACGCCATACTACCGGTACCCACATAGGTGTAATTATCATCACTAGATACGCTATCGACTATGCTGGTTGCACCACCATCAGAATCTGATATGATATCACCCACAGCAATTTGCAGTGTGTCAGCAGATTTAGTTAATTGGAAACTATTAGTATTTAAAGCTGTGGCTCCATTATATGCAGTAGCTACAGATACTTGATGTCCAACTTGTCCATAATCTGCTGTACAATAATAGATGTATCCATTGCTAAATGCTAAGTCACCTTCTAAATCGCCACTAGTTCCTGTGCTGTGTGTAGGTACTGTGACAACACGACCTCCAGTCCATGCGGTTTCTTGTATTCTACCATCTGGGAAATACATCTCACCAGCTGGACTAAAATACCAGCTGTTGTAAGCAGGACTTTCGGGATCAGTTAGATCAATGGCATCAAGACTAATACCTTCACCACTTGCAATATGGAAACCCATACCTACACGTATTGTTGTCTCAGCTCTGTCGAATACTATTCCGCCATTTGTTGGTAACTCTAAATCAGCATTACCTTTAAACTGCCATAAGTTTATTGCACTACCATCATTTGATTGAGTATTAATAAGAACTTCGTGTTTTTCTGTAAAGCTATTATCTTGATCTCTAACTGTAACGTTAGCTTTTTCTCCACCTAAGATAAGTTGAGCTGCAGCTTCGTCTTGTGGACCACCTGCGCGAATATGAATATGATTTGGAGAAGTAGGATCGACGACTAAGTATTGTCCACCATAACCAAAATCTCCTGATGGAGTTATATTATATAAATCGTTATCTGGAACAAGTTCGATGGTGCTATAACCAGCACCATCACCTGAAGCTGTACCATCACCAATAATTTTTACACCATTGAATGTAATATCACCAGTATTTGCAGTGCCACCGCTGCCAGGTACACCAAACACGGTTTCCCAAGCAATTGATTCCCAAATTTCAGGTTGATTAAATCTAAATTTTAACCCAGCGAAACTTCCGATTGCACTACCAGCTGTATAAACAATATACAGTTCGTTATCAGTTGAGTTTAATACTATATCATTTACAACTCGTCCATATCCATCAGCATCAATAAACAACTTTGCTGGTTTTTCATCGACGATGAATTGATCGAATAGATCTTGATATGTTGTTGGATTCCAATTGACAACAACAGTGTATTGACCAGCATCTACACTATAGATTATATGATATGGAGTACCAGTTGCTGCCGTAAATGCTCCATCTAAAGTTAATACTATATCGTCTCCTGATGTATCTACATTGGTTATAGTACGAGTAATAGATCCATCGCCGACTTGCCATCCAACTTGTGGTGTGTATGATCCGGCATTTTCAATAAGCGTTACAGTAGTACCAGTTGAATCACTAGCAGCATTTAAAGTATAAACCACGACTCCTGCATTATCTACTACACCAGTAAATCCAGTGAATTCATCTTGTTGTACATAATCTTCTTTACATACATAAAGAAAATTGGAATCAAATGCCATGTTACCAGCTACGTGACCATCTGAACCCATCTCGTTAGCTGGTGCACCAACGAAGATGCCGATATCAGGTCTATCAGTTAAGTCATAGAAATCACCAGTAGTAGCAACAGTAGCAAATACTGGTTTGTTACTTAAGTCTTGATAATTACCAGTCTTTAATACGTTACCACCGGAAATATTAACACCATCACTCGCTAAAGCTGCATAGATATCGTCGAAGTTTGCTTTTATTTTTAATCCACCGGCTCGCAGTGTATCACCAGTCTTGTCATTATTTGCTGAGCCTACATTAAGTGTTAGTTTTGCCATGATTTTTCCTATTAAATCGTTTTATCTTGCATCCCACGTTGCTGTATTTTCGTCGAAACGTAAGATGTTGTTATCTAATGAAATTGCTTTTGGTTCATATTGAGATAGCGTAAGTTGTTCATATGCTCCACCTGGTTCTCCAAATGGATTAGTTTCTGAGAAGTCGAGGATCGTATCTCCAAAACTTTCAAAGTTTTGATTCTGTGCATTTGGATCATTCGGCAACTCTAAAGCACTACCAGCAGTAGTAATTAAGAACGAAGCTCCAGATGTCATACCTATCAATCTACGTTCAACTGCTGCATCACCAATACCCGATTCTTGGAAATATCTTGGCTTTTTATCAGTAGATCTTATTTGGTTGACAGTAATAGCTGCAGCAATACCACCAGCAAAGTCAACAGAAGCTAAGTTGCCGTATACAAATATTGGTTTATTATCAGTATCATAACCTAAGAACTGTTGTACTTCTTCATTTTGAACAAACGATATACTGTTTCCAGCCCCTAAGTTCAGTGTTTGAGATGCAGCGAATGTATTTTCGATGCCGTCAATAATATCGTAACCAGTATTAAACTTCTCACCGGAGTATTCGAATGTTTCACAATGCAATTCATACACGAAGATGTTAGCCAATTGATAGAAAGCAGCTTCGTGTTCAACGAACTTGATTTCCATGAATGTACCAGAAAGCGGGATGTATAATAAATCGCCTTCGTTTGGACGACCACCAATCATGGTAGTATTTTCTCGTCCAATAAAGTTTTCCCATCTTCTACGTGATACAACAAATGTCGCTTGGTCTCGTATCTCTAAACCAAACTTAGACATGATTGTGCCTTCACCAGTATATCCACCTTCATCGATGTACATTTCAATAAAGTAAGCTTGATTGAATTCAGATGCTATAGCATCATTCATCACGCTATCTAAGTTCTTAAGGTTTCGTGGGATATAGTAAATATCTTGTCCATAAATCCTTAAGGACTCTTCGATCATATCCTCATAAAGTCTTTGTTCGGATAAGACCCCAGGATTAAAGTACACATTGGTTGGCATTTAATTATCCACAGAAAAAGTCAACTGGTAATTCGTGCGTATTGCGTAGTTCTTCCTCTAATAATCTAATATCGTTCTCAGCATCATCAATATATTGTCTTGCATTAATTGTAACACCGCCAGGTAATTGCATACCATCGAACTTAGCTAAGTTTGCACCCCATTGGAATTGTATCAACGCGGTAGCATATCTTTTTAACCAAAAATCATTCCATATCTCATCACTTGTTACTCTACCGTATGCTTCAACCATGATGTATTGACCTGCTTGTATCTTCTCACTCCATTTAGTTTCAATGTACAACCTATTTCCGTGTCGTTGATACTGTACAGTTTGAACTCCATTCAACAATGAGTCTAGAGTTGAAAGGTATTGTTGCATCTCAACGAAGTATTGCATTGAGTCTGCTCTATATAAAGCATAGAAGTCATTTAAGTACATCTGATACTTCATATTAAACATGTTCATACCTGACCATGCAGAAGTTAAAGGCAATATACGAGTGACAGATATAACATCATCACTCAGTGTCATGTATCCATTTGCTATATCAATTTCGGTAACTTGATGCGGGATATAAACTCTTCGTTGCGCATCATAGTGATAATCATAATATTTTTGTAGTGCTTCATCAATGCGATCGTCTAGTTGATCTTCGTCGATATTGACTTCAAGCACTGGCTGACCCAATGCTCTAAGACAATATTCTTTTAATTCTGCTCTATTGGTTGGGGTTGCCATTTAATTTCTCTTATTTTTTTAGGATAGAACGAACCATCCATGCGGTTTTTTTATGTGCAGCTAAACGATCTGCTGCATAGTTTGAGATTTGGTGTTCACGTGCACCTTCAGCAACATCATATAATCCCTGATATAAAGTAATCATAGTTTGTGTATCTGCTTGAAGCTTTTCAAACATTGTCATAGCATCTGGAAAACCTTCTTCGTCTTTGATTAGACTTTGTGTTGCATATACTGATAATGATCCAGGAGCTTTTTCTCCTAATTGACGAATGAACTCTGCTAATACGTCAGACTGCGCAAATAAGTCTGCATAAACACTGGCAAAGAAGTCATGGTATTCTGAGAAGTTTTCTCCCTCGACGTTCCAATGGAACATATGAGTTTTCAGATATAGGGCAAAATTAGAAGTTAAGATTTTGCGTAGTTGTTCTACAAGTTGATTCATAGTAATTTTCCTTATTAGACTAATCTATTTATAATAAATTGGGAGCAGACGAAAAAATAGTCCTCGAAAGGACTATTTTGAATATAATTAAATTTTACCACTTACCCAATGGGCACACACTATTTCCAAGTTTAACTTTGACCTTCATAAAACATCCACATTCTTCGCATCGCGCTAATATGGGTTGAAATTTAGGACATACTTTACACATATCATATCTGAATTGTGCTAATTCCTTTGTTGCTATAAAGTCATTTTTTTGTTGCTCTTCTTTCATAATATAGTCCTTTCATCAACTTACTGTATATCCTGGAACTTTAAATGTATCTTTATATTCTTTTAAAATTCCGGCATTTTTAACCCAATATTTGACGACATAAATTTCACCAGGGATAAATTCCTCAAACCTAACATGTTGCATTACTTCTTGATCTGTTGAAAGAATCTTAACTTCACCACGCGGCCATTGATCATTTTTAAGACTCACTCCCTTATATGTAATATCATATCCATAGCTTAGATCATCAAATGTAATATTCTGTGATCCATTATTTCTAAATGATATTTCAATATCTGTCCATAAGATTTGTCTAGTGTCGTTGATTACTGCTTCTTTGATACCAGTTCTGACTACGTCCCACGTATCAAGTGCAAAATCATACGTTACTCTCATTCTACTCATTTTAATTTCCTTTAAACTGGATATCTGATAGTCAATGTGCCAGCCGTTCCGCCAGATTGAGCTCCGCCAGCATTAGCATACCCGTTGCTGAATGATCCGCCTGGAAGAGACGTATAGTTACCAGCAGCTGTTGAATTACCAAAGTTGGAACCTCCGCCACCGCCACCGCCACCGCAACCATCTTGGTTAGCAGGATTACCATTATTACCGCCACGATATCCACCCCCACCGCCACCGCAACCAGATGAATCACCACCAGGTGCATATCCGTTACCACCGTTAGTACCGCCTTGACCACCTGCAGCACCACCGCCTCCGCAACCCCCGCCCGTTCCATCTTGACCACCGCCACCACCAGAACCAGATGTATTATTTTCAGTGCCGCCTGATCCACCACCTCCTCCAGCAGCAACTAAGATTGTGCCACCACGTAATAAGCCTGTAGCAGCACCACCGCCGCCACCAGGACCAGAGCAAGGTGCGCATGAAGAATTACCACCACTTCCTCCGCTACCGAAGTTAGGGCCACCGCCACCGCCGCCAGCACCATCACATCCACGACAACCACCAGCGCCTCCGCCACCTCCACCACCAACAGAAACTGTTAATGTTTCACCGATGTTTACTGGAACTAAACCATACGCATATCCACCAGCACCACCATTCCCGCTGGTTCCACCTCCGCCGCCACCTGCACCCCATGCAAAGACTTCAACTGTTGCCCCAGCTTCTCCTTGATAGATATTGAAACCAGTACTTTGTTGACCATTAAATGTGTGATAACGATACGATGCATCAGAAGAGATACTTCCACCGTTAGCAAGAGTCTTAATCGGTGCATTCACGTTGATATCAAAAGTTCTATCTACTGATTGATTTGCTACGTCAGTCGCTCTTATTGTAAATGAATAGTTTGTATTTGAACTAACGCCATTAGCTGTACCAGTTATAGCACCTGTAGAAGAATTTAAACTTAATCCAGGTGGAAATGTACCAGAAACAACAGAATATGTTAGTCCACTATTGCTATTTGTATCTCCGTCATTAGCTACTAATTGCTGAATGCTTAAAGCAGTTGCAGCTCTATTTGAATTAGCTAATGTACCTAAATTCTGAGAAGCAGTTGACCAAACTGGAGGAGCTTTACCCCCTCCACGGCCGTGTCTAGAAATAAGAGGCATTTATAATTTCCTTATAATATTGTATCAATTATGCAAATTTAGTAAATTGAGCTGTGCAATACCATGTGCTACCAGTATAGAATAGCGTAAATGTCACGGTGTTGATACTGTTAGTTCCAGGAGTTGGTGCTGTATTATTAGCCCAACGGAGTGTGACTGCGCCGCTATTAACTTGTACTGCATTTGGATAATATCCAGTTCCACCCTGATTAAGAATCAGTGTTATAGCGTACGCTTTATTTGCAGTGGTTGGCATATTTGTAAAGTTAGCAGTAAAGTTCGCTGATATGCTGCTATGATAGAATATTGATGCTGTTGAGAAGTCGTGAGTAACTGTACCAGTTGCACCAGTCTTAGTCTCTAATGTTTCTTGTACTTGACTTAGCGATGTCATACCACGTAAGTTAATAGTACCAGATGTAGAACCAATCGTAGTACTTGTAGAAGCACCTCCGAGATTTAATGTTGTGACTGTTGTATTTAATAAATTAAACGTTGTAGCTGATGATGTCATATCACCACCGTTAACAGCAATATCACCAGTAACAGTTAAATCTGTACCAACTGATAAGTTGCCAACCATTAAGTCTGCCATACTAATATTGGCATTAGAGAAGTTTACAGTAGATAATGGCTTATTGCCAGTTAAACCTTTGAATAATTTAAATTTAGCATCTGTTGCATCACGAACCATACCGCTGTAAACAACTTGACGAACTGGTGTTGTAGCTATATGTGATGCTGCAGTGGTACTGTTTACTCCACGAGTACAGCCGGTAAATGTTGTAGCTGTCTTACCTGTATATGTAATCTCTTCATCTTCAATCTTGATTGTACCAGTTGAAGAGAATGCAGTTGTTGAGACTACAGTTATTGTAGTATTTGAACTCGATAATGTGCCTCCATCAACAGTAGAATCAGCACTAGTAGTTTCTTGCAAGAAACCTAAGTCTAAAGTATCGCCAACGTTGCCTTTACCAAGAGTAATCATTGGATCACTAATAGCAAGAGCTGTTGTACTTAAACTTGAGCCAGAACCACCGATAGAAATAGTACCAACAATTGATACATTACCTCCAACATTTAAGTTACCAACTAATCCCATGCCTCCGTTAACACGTAGAGCTCCAGTAGTAGTTGATGTAGATACTGTTGATGCAAGAATCTCTACGCCTTCAGCATGACCAGCGCGAGAATGACCTATCACGCGCAAACGTTCATTGCCACCATCAAATCCTCCCGAGAAGATAACGATATCATTTTGATGTCCACCAGCACCAGTACCAATTAATAGATCACCTGAATAAGAAGCTGTAGATAAACTTCTTACTGTACCGCCATTATTATGTGATGTAGCAGTAGATCCATTGACACCACGTGTAACACCAGTAAATGAAGTTGCTGTCTTGCCACTATATGTGGCTTGTTCACCACCAACAAATACTATTGTTCCAGTTGATGCAAAATCTGCTGTACTATCGACGTTTACAGTAGTAGCACTTGCTGATAGAGTTCCTCCAGTAATCGTAGTAGACACTGTTATATCTGGAGACGCATAGAATATGTAACCAGTATTTGGACCAGTTACTGTGAAATCTGGATCAGAGAAAGTTTCTGACGTGATACCCATATCGATCCAACCAGAATTATTATCACCATTTGATGAATAAGCAATCAAGTCAGTAGAAGCAGAATTTCCAGTATTATTATTTTTTAACGCAAATTGAACGAAGTCATCTGCATCTCCAGTAAAGACAGCAGATGCGTTGCTTATACCAGCATAACCTGGGTATAGAGAATCATCTATAGTAAGATTTTTGGCACCTGCACCCTGATAGATTGCTCCACCAAATGCTTGGATATCGCCTTCAGCATGTATGCTACCTGTTAAACCAATACCACCAACTACTCTTAAAGCTCCGGTTGTTGGAGAAACTGATTGAGTAAATGACAATACAGGCGCACCATCTAGATGAGAAGCTGCAGTGGTACCATTTACTCCACGAGTTAAACCAGTAAATGACGTAGAAGTCTTTGCGGTATATTCTATTTCTTCACTATCGATGATGATCGTACCTGAATCGGGGAATTCACTTGTATCAGTTACGGTCATCGAAGTAGCTGAACTATTATAACCTCCAACATTATTAATAGTTGTTTCAACTTCAACGTTAATTGATAATCCTGGTTGTAATCCATCATGGGATACACCGATTAATCTCATCTTTTCAGATGAGATAGCACCGAAACCGTTTGTTGAGAATACGATGTCGTTTTGTTGACCGGTATTATTCGTTGAAATGTACAGGTTACCATTACCAGTAGTTCCTTCAGGAGCTGACATAAAGATATAACCATCATTGGGTCCTGTAATGCCATATGTAGCATCTGCGAATGTGGTAGACGTAATACCCATATCGATCCAACCAGTATTATTATCACCATTATTCGTGTATGCAATAACATCTGTTGATGCGGTCGTACCAGCATTTAAGTTTTTAACAGAAACTTGCGAAAAAGCATCTGTGTCGCTTGTAAATACCGCCATAGTATCTGTTAAACCAGTGTATGAACCAGAATCTACTGTTTGTATTTCTGCATCTTTACCAACAAATATCGTAGCAGTATTTGCGCCAGCTGAGTCTATTGTGACTTTATCACCAAACTCACCAGTACCACCGATTGCTAAGTTACCATTTGTTGTACTAATATCGCCGTTGGTGGTTGTTAAATCTCCAGTAGCTGTTACAGATGAAACACTAATATCTGCATCATCTGACCATTCGGGTTCAGTTCCTGCTACATTGACAGCTAAGATAGTACCCGCAGCACCTACTGGTAAACGAGTTGCGCCAATTGAATCTCGATAGATGATATCACCTTGCGTTGTTACAACGGCAGAAGCAGAACCATCTGCCAAGACTTCCCAATATGTATTTGTTGTATCATCAACTGGGGCGTTGGCTGAAGAAGATGTGTGATGAGATATACAAACATATGATGATAAACCGTCTTTTACGATCTCACCAATCTTATATCTTATACCAGCATTTGACCACGCTCCCGCCCATTTAAAACCTTCGCTATATAATGACCAATAGCTTGCATTTTCTGGATTTTCAGTATATGCATCTGCAATATTAATATATGTGTTACCACCATACATAACAACGTCACCGATGCGATATGGTTGGTTTATAATATCAGCTTCTTCCCATGTTCCTCTGTCATTAAGAGCATTAGAAACTACTTTCCAATATGCAGAACCAGAAACACCGGGAGATTGATTTATTGAAGCTTGTGTGGCAATATATGTTTTAGCATTAGAGTAAACAACTGTATCACCAACTGCATAATTTGTAGAAGTATTGTATACTCCGTAATATGGAGACCAATATGTCGTATCGCTTGTTGGTTCAGTATATGCTGTACGAATGGCCAAGAAATCATCTCCGCCATCAACAACTTTATCACCTGGACGATATGCAAAAACTCCAGATGGAGTTACGTAAGTACCTCTATGATTTGTGCCTTCAACGAACGGTTTCCAAACTGCAATATTTTCTGAGGGAATAGTACCAGTATTACGACTTAAGGCAGCATAAGTGTAACCACCATATGCCACTACATCGCCTGCTTGATACTCCTCTGTATTATTCCAAGAATTTTCCCATTCAAAAGCAGCTGTATGAACTTCCCAATATGATTCGGCAAATTCTGCTCCAGATGTATGAGCTGTTGTGCAGATGTATGTGCCTCCGCCAAACGATACTACATCATTTAATGCGTAATCGGTTAATGTATTCCATGTACTTCTCCATCTCATACCATCTGTCAATAGAGTCCAATAATTATTGGCTACTGCTGTATAAAATGCGGCCTGATTAGCACCAGAAGTATGTTGTATAGTACAAATATAAGTTTTACCGCCGAATCTGACGACATCATTTAACTTATAAGCTTGTGCTGTGTCCCACTCACCTTCCCAAGTTATACCATCTGCCATTACTTCCCAATATGCTGAGTTAGTATAAAATGATGATGCAGCAACATGTCCTTGTACGCAAACATAGCTTTTGCCGCCATGGTTAACTACGTCATCTTTTACATACGTAGCAGAAGCAGCCCATGCACCTTTCCATACAAACTTAAGTCTACCTAATTTGAACTCTGCCATTTGTTATTCCCTTTGATATTGCAATTGAATGCTATTAATTAATCGTCGTAACCAATCCAGCTACCGCCATTATTAGTATATGTCGTGATAAGATCATAACCTCTAAATGCGTTTGCATATTGTGCGTTAAACGAACCGGCACGAATAGCTCCCTGATTAGTAAATGTTGTTATTGTTGTCTCTATAGCAATAGCAACTCCATTGTTTCTATTATCTACAGGATTGTAATCTAAGTTTCCGTTACTACCAATTATGTTACCATTATTTATGATACTAATTCCATTAATATATTCTCTATCATCAATATATAAAGCTGGTATACCTACACGAGATGATGTAATGTTACCTTCAATAGTAAGCGCTACTTCAGATATACCATTCCACCCAAGAGAAATTAGTGTATCATATAAATTAATATCATAATTTTCTCCATAAATGGAGAATGATTGAGAATGACCAGCTGGTATAGCTATATTTTCGACCGAAGTTACTGGAAGATGTTCACCGATATTTAATATTAAATAACCATTATTATCAATGTAATAAGATTGTGTTCTATCAACCCATTTCCATTGTTCATATTTTACATCAGCAGAATCATATAATAGTTCGTGATCTGTGCCGCGACCTTCAAAATAATCATCTCCTGGAAATTCAAAATCACTAAAAGCTGTTGGAATGCCATCATCTCCAAAAAATTCAATCGAAAAAGTACTTCTTGAATCGATATTTGATTTTAACATATACAAATCACCATCCTCTGTACGTCTAAGCGCATACAAGTAAGTGACAGAAGGGTTATTGTATTCTTCTACAGATTTGCCTAAGATATATGGAGTAGTCATATTAACCTTATGTGTATGTTATAACAACTAAACTGAATATTACATCTAATCCATCAGTCGTATCACATACTATGCTTACAGTATTAGATGGAGCTAAAAGTAATTTTTCTCCACCGTTGATAATCCTAGCACTACTTTGTGGTGCTATCTCTAGATCTTTAATATAGTGTCCTTTTACAGATGTAGCATCTGTAAGATACACCGAAGCTTTTACAATGTTATTAGTAACATTTGCTAAGCTTAAACCAACACATGCTCCTTTTTGTGAAGCACTTGTAGAAATAAGTGTCTGTTCAGTCTTACCTAAATTTTTTATTACTTTGTTTGTAATATTACTTACTGATGCCATGTCTTATCCAAAAATAATAGATTGAACCAATGCAATTTCTTCTGCACCAGCTTGTGTAACTGATTCGCCGACTTGAGCTACGTTTTGCCATTCTGTGCCATTATAGATTTCACATACCTCTGAATCATCACTGTAGCGCATAGTTCCTTTTATAGGAGCAGCAGGTCTTTCAAAACCAGTCCCATGCGGAATGACGAATGATCGCCCTGGTGCGTTATCAACGATAAAATCGTCTTTGACTGTGAATGCTTTATTAGTCGTTGTCATATTATTCTATTTATAATTGCTGCATGACGCGGACAAATTTGGCTTGATAATTAGTATTGGAAGCCAGAGGAGTGCTTGTAATTTTTAGCCTCAATTGTCCACTCATTATATCAACAGTAACAGTTGCTATTTCACCATTGGTGTCTATTACGCCGTATCTTGTAACAAAGGCATCAACTCCATTTGTAATAGCAATGACTTCCATCGCTTGATAATAGGGTTGTGCTGTCCCACCGCTGCTTTGTATTTCAACGAAATATTTT